CCTGCCGGTAAAGTCCCTTATGGCCCCGGCGGTGCCTATGCTGTACGGAAAGACCTACGAGGAAGCCACCCAGGATTATTACTCCATCCTGCAAAAGCACATCCAGCGAGAGGTGGAGCGGGTCCTGGACGGTTTCGGGAGAGCGGCATAAGAAAGCGGCCCCGCAGAGGGGCCGCAAAAGTCAGCAATTATAAAAATCGTCGCTGGTGTAGCCCATTTGCAGGGCAAGGAAATAAATGTGCTTGCACGGTTTACTGCGTTTATCAAAATCCGGGCAAGAGCAATAGTCCAGTGTGGTGGTGTATTCTGTGCCGGTGGAGCCGCTAACCTTTGCTGTACCGCTGTCCACATCATAGCTGATCAGCCCCAAACACTCATGGGACGCTTTTTCAAAACGGTCAGACTGGGCCGCCCCACGGTGTACTTTTTCGTTCCATTCCCCAAATGAGTGCCCAATGGGGCAATGCCGACTATGGATAGAAACAAGTTCGGTTTTTTTACGCGGGAAAATCAGGAAATACGAAACCGTTTCACGGATCGTTTTACTCCCCTCTCTCCCCTCTATCGTGCGCAGTTCGCTTGTCTTGCTTACGGGATGTTTCTTTTTCCACTGGCTATATGCAACAAATGCAGCGGCAAGTATGACACCGCCACAAAATGACTGCACCTCACCGGTGAACAGACACCCGAGCGCGAGAGCGAAAACAACACCAGCGGCAATGTACAACCCTTTCCCTTTCATTCTACCACCCTTTCCACGCTCTTTTGTGCTGATTATTACCACACTTTTCTGAACATTAACACAACCGTAATTATAAGAAAGAAACGGTAAAAAGTCAAGGAGGCGCAAGCATGTGACCCAAGAATTTTTACAGGACGCCATGGTGGCGGACCTAAAGGAGCTTTTCGCCCATGAGAGGCTGAAAAGTTCCCTGGGCGTCGAGCGGGAGATCCAGATCTACCCCCAGGATGTGCCGATCCGGGAAAGCGACGATGAAGCCCAGGACAAGGAAGCACCGCCGGAGCCGTATGTGGTGGTGCGCCTCCGGGGTGGAAAGACCGAGAGCGACGATGACCAGCAGATCATTGACGCGGTGCTGGTGGCCTGTGTCTACGACCCCGATCCGGGGCGCCAAGGCTACCGGGACGCCCTGCACATCATCAACAAAATTTACCATCACTATTCCGCCTACGCCGTGATCGGCAACCGCTGGGAGGTCCTTTACCCTATGGAATGGACCACCCAGGAGGAGGACACGCACCCGTACTATTTCACGGCCATGTCCCTGCGGATCCAGGCACCGGCGGTCCACAAGGAGGTGCCAGAAGCATGACAGCAAAGAAA